CTAGACGACCGTCCGCAGAAACTAAAATTGGTTTTACTATTTTTTGAGGTAAAATATGGAAGAATTAAAACAAACTATAAAATTTTTAGATTCTATTCAAATAGATAAGTATATAATAGGTTATATGGATATACACGATATTATGGATAGAATAGAAGATGATTATGGCGCATTTTTAGAAGATCATCCTATTTTTGAAGGATATGTTTTTAATTGGATGACTTCTGATGAATTTGCTGATTATTTAAGGAAAAAGGGTTATAGAGTTCAAGAAAATATTAGTTATGAGGTTTGGAAAAATGGAATTAACTCGTAAACAAGAGGAAGGATTGCGCATTGCAATAGATAGATATAATCACAACGAGCCCTATACTGTAATAGCGGGTTACGCAGGTACTGGAAAAAGTACCTTGATTAATTTTATTATAGCAGCTCTTGAGGTAGATCCAGAAGAAGAAGTTGCATATATTACTTTTACAGGGAAAGCCTCAGAGGTATTGCGAGAAAAAGGTTGCCATAATGCTATGACCGCGCATAAATTGTTATATTATAGTAAGCAAATGCCAAATGGTAAATTTTTCTATAAACCAAGGACTGTTCTTGAAAAGCCTTATAGAGTAATTGTTGTAGATGAAGTAAGTATGCTTCCTAAAGATATGTGGGATTTGCTTTTAAGTCATAATATCTATGTAATAGCTTGCGGAGATCCTTTTCAGATTCCTCCAATAGATAAGAAACAAGATAATCATATTTTGGATAATCCACATATTTTTCTTGATGAAGTAATGCGTCAAGCAAAAGAAAGTGATATTATTTGCCTTAGCATGGATATTAGAGAAGGAAAGAGATTATCTCCTTTTAGCGGTCATGATGCTCAAGTTTTTAAGAAAAATGATCTGTGCGATGGAATGTATTTTTGGGCAGACTAGATTCTTGTATCTACCAATAAAAGTAGACATGATATTAATTCTTATATTAGAGATGATTTAGGCAGAGGATTTGAGCCAGAAATAGACGATAAGATTATTTGTTTGCGGAACTGTTGGGATACTTGCTCTGAAAAACATGAAAATCCACTCATAAATGGCTCTGTTGGATATATTAAAACTAAAAGAATGGAATCTATTGATTATATCCTCGCTGGAAAGTTAGTATCTGCTCCTGTTTTATTTGCAGATATTGAAACAACAAATGATACATATAGAGAAGTTGGTATTGACTATACCGCTTTAACTACTGGAGAAAAGTTTTTTACTCCTCAACAAGAATATTTAATTAGGAGAAATAAAGAAAATCCAGATCTCCCTATTGAGTTTAATTTTGGTTATGCAATTACTGGACATAGAGCGCAAGGTTCACAATGGGATAAGGTTTTAGTATTAGAAGAATCATTTCCATTTGATAAAATTGAACACGCTAGATGGATATATACTACAGTTACAAGGGCCATTGAAAAACTTACATTGATATTAAAGAATTAATATGCTATAATGTAAGTATAAAGAAAATAAGAGAGGTATAATTATGGGTATGTACTTTAACAATCATGCGCATACGGAGTTTAGTAACTTGCGTTTGCTAGATTGTATAAATAAACCTGAGGCACTGATTGATAAAGCTATTGAAGTCGGATTGACGGGAATTGCTATCACAGACCACGAAAGCCTTTCGGCGCATATGAGAGTAAATAAATATGCAAAGAAAATTAGGGAGCAAAATCCCGATTTTACGATTGCATTAGGAAATGAGATTTATTTAACTGATACAAGAGATTTAGGACAAAAGTATTATCACTTTATCCTAATCGCGAAAGATAAAGAAGGATATAGAGGACTAAAGGAGTTATCCTCTATTGCTTGGATGAATGGATATTATGACCGTAGAATGGAACGCGTTCCTTTGCTTAAATCTGAGCTTAAAGATGTAATGCAGAGATTTAAGGGTCATATTATTGGGACTACTGCTTGTATTGGTGGAGAACTTGGTAGTTCCATTTTAAATCTTCATAATTGTGAAGAAATTAAAGATGAAATTAACGCATAGAGATACCATAATCAAATTGTTGATTTTATGACATTCTGCATTGATGTATTTGGTAAAGATGATTTTTACATTGAATGTGCTCCCGCTTCTTATCCAGATCAAATTATCGCAAATAAAAGAATGTTAAGTATCTCTGAGGCTTTTAATATAAATATGTGTATTGGAACAGATGCGCATTACTTAACAAAAGAAGATAGATATGTTCATAAAGCGTATCTTAATTCTAAAGGTGGAGAACGAGAGGTTGATAGTTTCTATGAGTTTACTCATTTGATGGATGAACAAGAAACTAGAGAACTTCTTAGATTGAGCTATGACGAAGGCATAATTGATTGGATTTTTAAATGCTCAAACGAAATGAAAGATAAAATTGAATTTTATTCTCTTGAACGTCATCAATCAATTCCAGAAGTAGAAGTAACAGATTATAAAAAAGGGTTTGTACCATATCAGTGGGAAGATAAATATCCTGTTCTATCTAGTTTGATTTGGAGCGATAATATTCAAGAAAGATATTGGGTAAATGAATGTATTATTGCTTTGCAGAAAAAAGGTTTATTTAATGATCCTAGATATCTTGAAAGATTAGAAGAAGAAGCAAGAGTAAAGAGAGTGATTGGAGAAAAACTAGGAACTTGTATGTTTGCATACCCAAATACTCTAAAACATTATGTAGATTTGTTCTGGAATTGCGGAAGTACCGTAGGTGCAGGGCGAGGATCAGCTTGTGCTGCTTTGAACCATTATCTTCTTGGAATCACTCAACTAGATCCCATTGAATGGGATCTTCCTTTCTGGCGCTATATTAACGATGAAAGAACTGAACTTGGTGATATTGACCTAGATTTGGCACCATCAAAAATTCAAAAGATTTTCGCGGAGATTAGAAAAGAACGAGGAGAACTTGGCTTAGTACAAGTTTGTACTTTTGGCACAGAAGGAACTAAATCTGCGATTTTAACAGCTTGTCGAGGCTATCGTTCAGAAGATTATCCTGATGGAATTGATGTAGATATGGCTCAATATATGAGTTCTCTTATTCCACAAGAAAGAGGTTTCTTATGGCCTATTGAGGATGTAGTTAATGGTAATCCGGAAAAAGGCCGTAAACCTGTTACGGTTTTTGTAAATACTGTGAATCAGTATCCTGGATTATTAGATATTATTACTAGAATACAAGGACTAGTAAATAAACGTTCAAGTCACGCTTCTGGAGTAATCTTATTTGATCAAAATATTTTTGATACAGCCGCGGTAATGAGAACTCCAAAAGGAGCATTAATTACTCAATGGGATCTTCATGATCAAGAAGCCGCTGGATCTGTCAAGTACGATTTCTTGCTTACAGCAGTACAGGATATTATTATTCAAACTATTGAGCTATTGCAAAAAGATGGCGCTATTGAAAAAGATTTAACATTGCGTGAAGTCTATAATAAATACCTTCATCCATCTGTCCTCCCACAAGACGATAAAAAAATGTGGGATGCTCTTGCCAATGGAGATGTTCTTGGCTGTTTCCAATTTGATTCTAGTGTTGGCGCTCAAGCAGCAAAAAAGATTAAGCCTCAAAATCCGCACGAAATGGCGGACGCTAATGGATTGATGAGACTAATGACTGCGGAAAAGGGTGCAGAAACTCCAATGGAGAAGTATGTTCGTTTTAAAAATAATATTTCTCTTTGGTATAAAGAAATGGATCAGCAGGGTTTAACAAAAGAAGAACAAAAAATTCTTGAACCTCATTTCTTACGTTCTTATGGTGTGCCTCCCAGCCAAGAACAAATGATGACTATGCTTCAAGACCCAAATATTTGCGGATTTACGTTAGCTGAAGCTAATACTGCAAGAAAAATAGTTGGTAAGAAGCAAATGAACAAAATTCCAGAATTAAGAGAAAAAGTTTTAAATTCTGCAAAGTCTCCAGCATTAGGACAATATGTATGGAATTATGGCATCGGTCCGCAAATGGGCTATAGTTTCTCCATTATCCATGCTCTTGCTTATAGCTTTATTGGTATGCAAACTCTCTATCTTGCTACCCATTTTAACCCAGTATATTGGAATACAGCATATCTTATCGTCAATAGCGGTGCCATTAATGAAGAAGAAGGAGAACAATCAGATTATACCAAGATTGCTAAAGCCATTGGAGAAATTCGTAATGCTGGTATAAAAGTGTCTTTGGTTGACATTAACTATTCTGATTTTGGTTTTAAACCAGATGTTGAACATAATCAAATCTTGTTTGGTTTAAAAGGGTTATCTAACGTAAACAATGATTTAATTAAAACTATTGTTGATAATCGCCCCTATGTATCTTTAATTGACTTCCTTAATAAAGTACATCCAAATAAACAAGCAATGATTTCCTTAATTAAGGGCGGAGGATTTGATCAATTCCATCCTAGAATGGAAGCGATGATTCAGTATATATGGATTACCTGTGACAAGAAAAAAAGGATTACTTTACAAAATCTGCCTGGATTAATGAGATATAATCTCATTCCTGATGAAGAAAGATTTATAATGCCAAAAAGAGTTTATGAGTTTAATAGATATTTAAAAGCAGAATGTAAAGACTAGTATAATGCAGATAAGTATAAGCTAGATGAAAGAGCAATAACCTTCTTAGTTGAAATTGATTGTGAGAAGCTGCTTGAAACAGATAATTTAATTTGGTATATTGATATAAAATCTTGGGATAAAGTTTATCAAAGTTACATGGATGTATTTAGAGCATGGATTGCAGAAAACAAAGAAAAGATTTTAGATGATTTAAATACTGCAATCTTTATGGAAGATTGGAAGAAATATGCTTCTGGTAATATTTCTTCTTGGGAAATGGAATCTTTGTGCTTTTATTATCATGGCCATGAATTATCCAATATCAACAATAGTAAGTATGGTTTTGTAGACTTCTTTAGTTTACCAGAAGAACCTCAAGTAGATAAGGTATTTAAAAAAGGTGCTTCATTAATTCCTATCTATAAGCTGTATAAGATTTGCGGAACTTGTATTGCAAAAAATAAAGTAAAAAGCACGGTATATCTTCTTACCGCTACTGGAATTGTAGCAGTTAAGTTTAGACAAGAATACTTCGCGTTGTTTGATAAGCAAACTTTCCAAAGAAACAAAGATGGCACAAAAAAGGTCATAGAAAAATCATGGTTTAATAGAGGTAATATGATTGTTGTTCAGGGAATTAGACGAGGAGATGAATTTGTAACAAAGAAATATGCAAGTTCTGGAGGTCATCAACTTTATCACATTGATGAAATTGTCAATGGTACAGACTTAATTTTAAGAAGTGAAAGAAAACAAGGAGAAGAAGAGGATGAAGATAGTAGCGTTAATGGGTGAAGCAGGAAGTGGGAAGGATACTATTCTCCATAGTATTATGGAGAAATATCCTTCTTATTTCAATGAAATTATCAGTTGCACTACACGCCCTCCGCGAGAAGGAGAAAAAGAAGGAGTTAATTATTATTTTCTATCTATTGATGAATTTACAAAAAAAGTTCTTAATGGAGATATGCTAGAAGCAACAGAATTTAATGATTGGCATTATGGTACAGATAGAGAAAGTCTAACAATAGACAAAATAAATATAGGGGTCTTTAACCCTGAAGGAGTAAGATGTCTGCAAGAAGATGACAATATTGAGCTTTATGTATTTTATGTGCGGGCCGCAGGTAAATAGAGATTATTAAGATAGTTAAATAGAGAAGAAAATCCTGACGTAAATGAAATTATTAGAAGATACAAAGCAGATGCGGAGGACTTTTATTTCCTTGATGATATAAAATATAAAACTCTTAAAAACGACACCTTAGAAGATATTGATGTCGCCGTTGATACTATATTTGGACAATTTTATTAAACAATTATATCTTAAATCACAATATATAGTGTTCAACTAAAAATTTTATACAAGGAGTTGTTATATATGCTTCAAGTAAGAAAGAGAAGTGGTATTTTAGTACCTTTTGATAAAGAGCGTATTATTAATGCCATAAATAAGGCATTTATAGAGGTAGATGGAAAATTATATGAAAACGATACTGCGGAAGATATTGCAGATGAAATTAAATATACAGCAAAGACTTCTGATGATATAATTTCTGTCGAAAAAATTCAGGATATGGTTGAAGATTATCTTATGAAATCTGAACGTAGAGATGTAGCTAAAGAATATATTAGATATAGATATAAAAGAGAAATTGCAAGAAATGGATAGGATGATTTTATTAAAGCCTTTTCTGCAAAATTGCAAGGTTCTGATATTGAAAATCAAAATGCAAACGTCGATGAAATGTCATTTGGTGGACGAGTTGGGGCAGCCTCAGATTTACAGATGAAAAAATATGCTCTTGATTACTTAGTTTCTAGTAAATCTAGAGCTAATCATGAAAATAATGAGATTTACATTCATGATTTAAATGCTTATGCCGTAGGTATGCACAACTGTCTTTCTATTCCTTTCGATGATTTACTTGCAAAAGGATTTAATACTAGACAAACTGATGTACGCCCAGCTGGTTCTGTAAATACCGCTTTCCAACTCGTTGCAGTTATTTTCCAACTACAAAGTTTACAACAATTTGGTGGAGTATCTGCTACTCATTTAGATTGGACTATGGTTCCATATGTACGAAAGAGTTTCTATAAACATTATATAGATGGATTAACATATGTTGAACAAGTCATTAGCATGGATGATAGATTAAGTAATCAATTATCCATTGAAGATTCTATTTATAAGGAATTTAAAAACGCATATTCATATGCTATTGCCATGACAGAAAAAGAAGTTCATCAAGCGGTTGAGGGTATGTATCATAATCTAAATACTCTTCAATCTCGTTCTGGTAATCAACTTCCATTTACTTCTATTAATTATGGAACTTGTACTCTTCCAGAAGGAAGAATGGTGACTAAAGCTCTTCTTGAAGTTTCTATTGAAGGACTTGGCAGACTTCATAAAACTTCAATTTTCCCTTGTGGAATTTTCCAGTGTATGAAAGGCGTAAACAGAAAACCTGGAGACCCCAATTATGATTTGTTTAGATTGGCATTAAAGTCTACCGCTACTAGATTATATCCTAACTATGCTAATGTAGATTGGTCTGGTAATGCTGGTTATGATGTAAATGATCCAAGTACATATTTCTCTACAATGGGATGTAGAACTGCTAACGGGTTTGATATTAATGGCTTAAAGCAATAGAAAGATGGTAGAGGAAATATTTGTCCTGTTACTATTATAATGCCAACAATAGCTATGGAAGCTGTCACTTTAGATAACAATGATAATTGGAATGAAATTAAAAATTTGTCTCAAGAAGAAAGAACCCAAATTGGTATTGAAAGATTTATGAAACTTTTAAATATTAAAATTGAAGAAGCAAAAGATATGCTTCTTGAAAGATTTGAATACATTTGCGCGCAACCTGCGGATTCAGCAAAATTCATGTATGAGAATGGCTTAATGGCTGGATATGATGGAATTTCTACTCGAAGCGCTTTACAACATGGTACGTTGAGTCTTGGACAAATTGGATTAGCAGAAACTTTACAAATTCTTATTGGGTGTGACCATACCGAACCAGAGGGTATGAAATTAGCAAAAAGAATAGAGCAGTTATTCAAAGATAGATGCGCAGAGTATAAAGAAAAATATAGGCTTAATTTTGGAGTATATTATACTCCAGCCGAGAATCTTTGCTATACCTCTCTTAAAAAATTCCGTGATAAGTATGGTATTATTCCTAATGTAAGCGATAGAGAATTCTTTACTAACTCTATGCACGTACCAGTATGGCATCAAATCTCTCCATTTGATAAAATTGATATTGAAAGTCAATTAACTGGATATTCTTCTGCTGGTTGTATTACTTATGTTGAACTGGATACTGGTATGGAGAAGAATATTGATGCTATGGAAACATTAGTAAATTATGCTATGGACAAAGATATTCCATACTTTGCAATAAATGTTCCATGTGACACCTGTCTGAATTGTGGATATACTGGCGAATTTAATGATAAATGTCCTCAATGTGGTAGTAAGGAGATTCAGCAGTTAAGAAGGGTAACGGGTTATTTAACTGGCAACTATAAGACTGCTTTTAATAAAGGAAAACAAGATGAAGTAAATAATAGAGTTAAACACGTGGGGTATATGGAATGAAATACGCAGGTATTATAAAGAATGATTTCGCCGCTGCTCCTGGAGTATCCTTGAGTTTCTTTACTCAAGGATGCCCCCATAAATGTAAAGGGTGTCATAATCAAGAGACTTGGGATTTTGATGGTGGAAAAGAATTTACTCATGAAATTCTTAATTCAATCTTAGAAGGACTCACTGCGAATGGAGTTAAAAGAACTTTATGCGTTATGGGTGGCGAGCCACTATGTCCAGAAAATACATTTCTAACCCATCTAGTAATACAAACCGCAAAAGAAACAATTCCTGATTTAAAAGTTTATTTATGGACTGGATACTTGTATGAAGATTTAAAAAATTCAACAGATACAGTTATTTAGAATATATTCCAATTAGTTGATGTGCTAATTGATGGGCCATATATTGAACATGAAAGAGATATTACGGAACCTCTTAGAGGAAGCCGCAATCAAAAAATAATTTATCTAAAATGAACTTTGTAAAGAGTATTTTAGGAGGATTAATGATAGCAATAGCTAGCTATATCTACTTATCTGTTGGAGGTATAGTTGGAGCTATTATGTTTTCCATTGGCCTACTGACTATATTAAATATGTAGTTTAAATTATTTACAGGTTCAGTTGGTTATATCAAGAGCAAAAATGATATAAAAGATAACTTCATTATTTTAATAGGAAATATTATTGGGGCGTGCGGGATCTTAGTCTTTCCGCACGCAGCCGCTCTATCTCTAGTCTCTGCTAAGATCGCAATCCCACTATATTTAGTTTTCTTAAAGGGGATGGTTTGTGGTATATTTATATATTCGGCAGTATCCTCGTTTAAAAGAAATAAAGATTATATGGTGCCAGTCTGCGTAACAGGTTTTATATTATTCGGCGGAGAACACTGTATCGCAGATCTTTGTTACACTTTGGCCGCAGGTGTGCTTTCTATTGATATAGTATTATTTTTAATAGTAGTTACAATAGGCAATGCTATTGGTGCAATTATTGTTGACAGAATAAAATAATTATGATATTATATTAAAAGAAATGGAGGACTAGATATGACTTTATACGAGCTAAATCAAGCGGGATATGCCTCCCTTCCAAAAATGACAAAGGCTGAATTAGAGAAAGCTAAAGGAAATATTATCACATTCTTAGATTCCAATGATTCTAGATATTATATGATGCTTAATCACGATAATAAATATTTTACTTTATTTACCTATGAAAACGATATAAATAAAAATAAAATGGCAAGCGAGATTATTTCTGTTTCTAAGACACTTGGAGAAATCAAGGCAATAGAGATAAATGGAAATATTGTAGAAATTTGGATTTTACATGGAGAAAAATGTGATATGTATGCGTTCTTTGATTATACAAAAGGGGTGATATAGGTATGACAAATGCTATTATTGTAAATTATGATCCATTTGCTATGGAATCTGCTGTATATGTTGTTGATGATGGACTACAAAAACAAATGAAAGTATGCTCTGATATTAATGGATTAGCTGAAGCCCTTGTAGGAATTGCTTATGGAAATGGAATATATAGTATACAAGTTCATGCTCCTTTTGCAATAACAGGAGAAATCAATAAACTTGTAAATGATTTGGAAAAAAATATGTATTCAAATAGTAAAATTACAGTTGAGGGAATTTAATATGTTTTATAATTTAAAGTCTACAAATACTTATAGGGTGCCTACTGTAGAAGATGCTCTTAGATTGCGCAAATGGTTAGAAAAAACCTCGGTAGGAGAATTAACTTCATTTAAATACACTACTAAATATATTAAGCAAAAAGGTGAAATAGTTGAAGAGTATCAACTCGTCACCGCTACTATTACTATTGACAACGAGAAAGAACCAGAAGGCATTATGCCAATTACCATTACGGAGGAATAATATGAGTGTATATTTTGAGAAAGTAAGTCGCTTTAGTGACATTGATCTACCTATTCCAACCCGCGCGACCGCCAATTCCGCAGGTTATGATTTCGTAGTCGCAGAGGATACAGTTCTACCTCCAATGAATTTTTTAACTTCTAAAATTCAAGACCATATTTTTGAAAAAGATAGTGACAAGGATTTTTATGGATTTGTGAGCCCTTTTACTCTTGATGATATGGCTAATCTTACTAAAGAATTAAAGTCTAAGATTACTCTTGTATCAACAGGAATGAAATGTCATTTAAATCCTGGTCAATATCTTGAATTAAGTGTTCGTAGTTCCACTCCTCTTAAACATTGGATTATTTGCGGAAATAGCGTTGGTATTATTGATGCCGATTATTGTGATAATCCAGATAATGAAGGAGAGATCTTTTTCCAGCTTGTTAATTTATCTCCTTTTGCTATTCAGTTAAAGCGTGGAGATAAAATTGGACAAGGAATTATTAAGAGTTATCAAATTACTGATGACGATAATGCAACTGGAGAAAGACTTGGTGGATTCGGAAGCACATCTAAATGAGTAATCTATTATCACTCGATTAGAGTTCGAAGATTACCGGGTATGCGGTCTTTGAAGATAATAGGTTAAAAACTTTTGGTAAATTTGCTGTTGAAGATAATAATATAGATACTAGATTAGTAAAAATAAGATAGAAGATTAAAGATCTTATTGAATAGTATCATATAGATGAAGTAGTTTTTGAAGATATATAGTAGTAGAATAATATTTCTAATAATGTTTAGACTTTTAAGATTTTAGCAGAAGTATATGGGGTAGTTTCTGAATTACTAGAACAAGAAAAAATTCCCCATTCTTCTATTTTAGCAGTAACATGGAAATCTTTATTGGGTATAAAAGGAAAAACTCGACCAGAGTAGAAAAAAAATGCTCAGAATTATGTTTTTTATAATTATGGGGAAAAACCCACACAGGATGAAAGTGACGCTGTTTGTATCGGCCTTGCGCATATTAAATAGCATCAATGTGCTTGGTAATATTGGTCTAAATAAAAAAATCCTCCTTTCTTAACTTTAAAATAATTTGAGAAGTTAAGAAAGGAGGATTTTATGTTTGCTTTTATTACAGAACATATAGTAGAAATTCTTTTTGGTCTAATTTCCGCTGGAGCGTTGGCTTTTTGTAGATACTTATATAAATAGTTAATGGCATATAAAAAAATGTTATAGGAAAAAGAAAATAATGATATAGTAGAACTTATTGACGAAAAATTAAAACCAATAGTAGAAGATATTGAAGAATTAAGAACATATATACGGAAAATAGAAGATAAAGAAAGACAAGATTTAACATTAATTATAGCTTCATATAGATTCAGACTTGTTTAGCTATGTAAAATATATATAAAGCAAGGATATATGACTCAAGATTAGTATGATCAACTAACAGAATTTTACAAACTATATCATTCTTTAGGTGGTAATGGACAAGCTAAAGAATATTATGAGAAAACCATGGAGTTAGAAATTAGATCAGAATAAAAAAAATGGGGAACTCACTTGAGTTCCCCATCCTTCTTTAAGCGATTAAAAATAGAATTAGTCATATTTATTATTTCCTAGCCATATGTAGCAATTAAATCAGCTAGTAATTCTTCTTGTTCGATAGACAATTCTATTCCATAACTAAACATTGCAGCGTGCGTTAACTCATGACATAAAACTTTTTTCATCATTAATGGAGATAATTCTCCATTAATATAAATACCTTTAGTTTCATTATCACAAGCTCCTATCGTTAACTATCCATCGCTTCTAATTAACATAGGATGAATTGGAGAAGTTAAAAATAATTTCCATCCTTCTCCATTAATATTAAACATGGTTTAAAGAAGATATTTTTGTAGCAAGAGCAGAAATTTTCTTTTCTAATAATTGTCTTTCTTCTGGGCTTGCGTCATCAATCATTTCAACTAAATCTTCGCTTAATTCTTTCATGTATTTATCTAATTCTTTCATCTTTATTTCTTTATCTTTATGAAGCTCTTTTGATTCCATATACATCCGACGCATCATAGGACTACGACCTTCGCGAGAATCTCTTAAATCCATTGGAAATTCTTTCTCGTTATAATATATTGGTCTATCTCCATAGTTTCTGCGGCTATCCTACATATCTCCTCTATCTGATTCAGTATATCTCCCTTGAGAATCTCTTGAACGAGGATAGTACATTCTACCCCATTCATTTCTGTCCATATCTCTATCGGGTAAATAATATGGAGGAGTGATTGGAATGTAATACTTTCTATGTTCTTCATCTTTCTCTTCCATTGCTTTTACAATAGAACAGTAGTACATTGCCTGCTCTAAATCTTTTATCATATCAATAGCTTCGCCTAATTCATGAGTGTCTACATTATGAATATCACTTAGCTATGATTGAACACACCCAATAAGAGTTTCTTTCATATGTTTAAGTCTTTCCATAATTAAGCCACCCTTTCAATAATTAAATTTGCATTTTGGACGTCAATAGTCTGAGTAGAAACATTTTTTACTGCAATTTCAAAGCAACATCCTCTTGGCACATCAATAAATATAGAACTTGCTACATTATTATAATCTCCTACCGCCGCCGGAGTAGAAATCATAGTAGTAGAAGCTACCCCTTCTCCATTGATAGCAATAGCTAAAGAAATTGGGCCTGCTGTTCCACCTGCGGCGATTGCAATATTACCGCTAAAATGAGCTTTATATCTAGCTCTGCATTGAGTAGATGTATTACCTTTTAGTGTTACTAGTCCACTTCCAACGCGATGTAGTAGGCTGTTGGAACAGCCTACTACCGCATCGGTAAAAAGGACATTTTGATTAGCTTGTACTGTTTGTACGGCATTCGCAATAATTTCCATTGAACCAAATCTCTCCTTTTAATTTAAATCAGCATCCGCAACTATTCATGCTATAGCAACAGTTGGGGTTTGGTACTACGTAAGCGGGAATTGGATTATCACGTCCTAATCTACGGATAAGCTCCGCAGTTTGAGCTTCTTGGTTAGCTGTAATAAAGTTATTTTGAGCCTGTTGAGAAGCAGCGAGACGAAGAGCTTGATTCTCGTTTTGCAAATCAGAGATTTTCTCCTGGCAGAGATAATCAAGAATTGCACGAGTTCCAGCATTTTGGCTATCAATAATATCACGAGTATTATTGGCCATAGAAGTCTGAAGCGCATTAGTATTAGTCGCTAGATTGTAGTTAACGTCGGCAAAACCTCTCTCAATCTGATGACCAGTCTCGCAGCAGCAATCTGCAATTTGGCGAGAAATAGCATTTTGATTTGTGAGATTATCAAAACTTGCTTGCTGAATTGCAGATTTTGTATCACAGCAACAGTTAGAAAGCTGTGTAGCTAAAGCATTTTGACCCTGCATTAAAGCTACATTAGTACTATTGAAACCTTGCTGTGTCTGATATCCAAGATTGCATACTGCGTTGTCTACTCCATGGAAACCATTTGTTAAAGCATTATTTAAAGTATATGTGCTATCGCAGATTCCCTACTGGATAGAATTAATTCCAGACTGTAGATTTTGAAAAGCAAAACCTTCATTAATGTCCGCGCGGGTTGCCCAACCTTGACCAGAAGGAGAACCCAAACCATTACTGTTGGTTCCATATCCACCAAAACCGCCAAATCCATTTCCCCATCCAGAGAAGCAGAATAAGAATAGAATTATAATCCACCAAGCTCCTCCATCGTTCCAAATTCCGCCATTGTTACGATCATTGCCACCTGTAGCAGCAGCAATATCAGCTAAAGAGTATCCATTGTTAGAATTGAACATTTAAGTTCCTCCTTTAAGAAAATTATTAAAGGCCGAGCATTTTCTTAAAGTCAGCAAACTCCTTGTCATAATTTAATCCTCTTTGGGATAAAAGATTTCTAGCTATTTGTTCAATCTCTTCGGTTTTATTCTATTTGGCAAGATCTAACAAATTAGCTCCAAACGGATTATTCCCCATCTAACTTTCTAATATATTTAGAGTTAGCTATTGAGGATTCTATCCATTCCTAATCATTTGAATTAACTACATTGGATTCATTTCATCGGCTCCTTAAAAATATAATCTTGGCTTTGATTCCTGCTCTTGCGCTGTAGGCTATTTATTTGCCTATGGCGCAATTTTTTCTTTTAATTGAGCAAGTACGGTTTCAAATTCTTCTCTAGTAACAAACTAAGAAGGATTGACAACTGTTTCAATCGGAATATTTTTTAATTCATAAACATTAAGTGTTGAAGTTCCATCTAAATTTATCTATTTTGTATATATTTTTTTATTAGCTAAATCAGGAAAGAAAAATACAGAACCATCAAAGTCAATGCTAGTCGCCTTTACTTCTTCTATTGAAGAAACTGGGCGACCTTTAATTCCAATCTAGGGCTATTCCACATAAGGCATTCTTTGTTGCGGAGCATAAGGGATTGCCGCATACTAAGGCTGCTATTGTTGTGGTATATAGTATGGATAATTAACTGCCATAGTTTTACCTCCTTTAAAATATTCCCTTGGCCTTTCATTATTATATAAAATCTTGGCAAAGATAATTTTACTATTTTGCCAAAATTTTTGCCAATTTTAGTATAAAAATATAATGGGGCATAGTAACCCCATTATATCATGATGCTCTATTTTCATTAACCGCGGCTTCAATGAGATTAGTTAGGTAAGTATTTAAGTCGCCAGTTGTCTCAATAATATATTGTTTTGCATCAGATGATAAGATCTCTAATACAGATTCCATAGTCTTATCAAATGCAATTTTTTGAGCCTCAGCATCAAAAGCACCTTGTTCTTTTAAGCTATTAACATAAGTCTGATTTGTAGCTATTACACATTTAGTAATAGTATCAAATATCATAGTGGTGTATTTCTAAGCTGTTTCATTCTCTGTCTTAGAATTTAACTCATCTCGTTTAGCAGAGAGGAAATCTACGAGATATTTTGTTAAAATACCAAGCAGAGGAAGAATACAAAGCTAGAATATTTGAATAACAATTTCAGGCATATTAATTCCTCCTTTATACTATATATAAAACAATAGGAAGATAATTTAACTTTATTTGACCTGCGGGTTTCCGTTTAACCGATCTTTTTGCTAACGCTCATAAATTCTTAATCTAAGAGTGCTTTCAGATATGTCTTGACATTCTTTCGCTAATCTAGTAATTGGCTCATTATGTAGATAGCGTTCATATAATTCATCGAAATTATCTGGAAGATTTTTTCTTGGTCTACCAAATTTTATTCCTTTCTATTTAGCTGCGGCTATTCCTTCTGCCTATCTCTATTTAATATATGTTCTTTCCTGTTCAGCCTAGAAAGATAAGATTTGTAAGACTAGATCTGATATAAAAGTACCCATAATATCTTTGCAATATGACGTATCCAATAATGGCATATCCAAAACTTTTATATCTACATTTTTTGTCTTTGTTATTAAACTCCATTGTTCAAGAATTTCAGAATAATTGCGTCCTAGTCTGTCAATGGACTTCAGGAGAATCATATCTCCTGAAGTCACAGTATCAATCATTTTCTAATAAGATGGTCTATTAAAATCTTTGCCCGACTGTTTATCTATGAAGATATTTTCTTCTTTAACCCCAGCTTCAGTTAAAGCAAGAATTTGGCGGTCAATATTTTGGTCACGTGAACTAACTCGTGCGTATCCGTATAACACCTTTATCACCTCATAGATATATAAAAAATTGGCAATTTTATATAACAAAAATTGCCCAAAATTTTGGCAATTCAGCGTTTTGATTTTTATAATATATTATTATATAATATATTTATACTCTGTTAATAACAACATCTGCCGCAGGCATAATAAAATATAAAGTATCTTCTGATCCAGCTCTAGTCATTTTGTTATTTTTGTCATCTGGATCAATATTTATTCCTAAATCACTCTCCGCCGGTATAATAGAGCCATTAACAGTTTTAAATGTATAATTAGGCAACCTACCTACGCCGCCAGAAATTACAAACTCTCCTGGTTTAGCGGTTGACTAAAAATTTAAGTCGGTATTATCTGTAATTTTATATTCTTTTTGAGAAAAAACTTCACTTACTTTTTCTGCCATTTGCCGAAAAGTTGTTCCATCTGGAATATCAATTTCTTTATTTATAAGATTTGTCTTTAAAATATTTTTTGTTTCACTTAAATAATCTAATTTATCCGCGATAGTGCCCATTAAATCACTTCCCCATTTATGCTATCTAATACAGCGCCAATGTCACCAATAGAAGCTAAAATTTTATTAAACTCTTGTTCCGTTCCAGAATATCCACCATCTTTAGCTGCGTCATAAGCGGATTTTCCATTTAATCCAGGCTATCCTATTCCAGCAACCTTTTTTCCATTTACTTTAATCATTTTATTTCAACTCCAATTCATTATATATTACATAAATAAATACATAATCTCCATATAAGAAAGACTAATTATCTCGTCCAACCCTAAATGTTACCTAATTTTCATTTATAGAAATATTGTCAATAATAAATGACAGATCGGGAGCGTTAATAGCTGCTTTAGAAATGACCCCCACTAATTCTTAAATTTTGCTAAAATGCTACCATGTATCATTTGAACCCCATCTGAGGTTTCAGGATTAGGCTATGTTACTAATACAATTACAGCAGGTTCTTTTTCTACTGCAAAAGAAACAGTTCCATATGATGAAATTCCTCCTCCAGCCCTGACTGAAGAATTAAATGCCTTTATTTTTAACCAACTCCCTGTTTCAATTTGGCTTATATTTTCTGCAATAGTTGAAAAACTATCGGTTGCCGCAGTTTCTACTCCCTTGTCAGTGACTGCGGTCGCTATTAGGGCTTTGCCCTCACTGACATCGGTAAAAAGCTCATCAATAGCAGATTGAACATTAGTGGCTTTCATGCTTGAAGTTTCATTATTATATTCTATTGATGATGCAGTAAGATTTTCATTATCTTCTTCATCAAATTCAATAGTATAAGGCCCTGATCCTAATGTTTCTCCCATTTCCGCGCTACCGCCTCCTGGCACGGTAATAGCATTTTGGTTTTTAACCTATCCAGTTAAAATACATTCCATAGATATTTTCTCCTTTCATCTAAAACCTTTAAAAAAGTACACTTTACTGAACTTGGTCAACTATATATAATTTATCTACTCTTTCTTTCATATATATTTGAAAAGAGTAAGATACTCACTTTTGGGAAAAGGGTTTCTTACCCTTTTCCCAATTTTTTGTTATCTAGACAGAAGAAGTATTTTTCCTGTTAAAAAGTGTACTTTTTCTCGGAAATTGTTAATGACTTTCTAAAAGACTGGAGCGAAGATCGCTTCCATCCTCGACCTTCTATCTAGTAATTTAGATTTGTTTATAGCAATAGCTAGATAGAAGGAGGTAAACAATTTGCCTAAATGTATTTTAGCTGAGTAGGGTGAAAAAGGTGGAGGCTCTCTTTTTCTTGTAAAAATTGAAGTAACCACTCCCCCTAATAAAACAAGCTATCTTGCTGGTGACACATTTAATCCTGCTGGAATGGTAGTTACCGCATCTTACGGCATGGATGGTGTTATTGTAACAACAGCAGAAGTAACTGGATATCAAGTTACTCCAAATCCTTTAACAGATGGGGTTACTGAAGTAACTATTACTTATTCAGAACTCGGTGAAACTTATCAAACTACCTAGAAGGTAACTGTTATTCATAAACTTCTTAGTATTCAGGTTACTACTAACCCAACTAAGATGACCTATGAATATGGTGACACCCTTCAAACAACAGGAATGGTAGTTACAGCGAGTTACTCTGATAGTAAAAGCGCGGCTGTTACAGGTTATACGTGCTCACCAACATCCTTAACTACAGTTGGCAGCTAGCAAATTACTGTTTCTTATACAGAGAATGAAGTAACTCAATCTGCGAAATTTACGGTAACTGTTGAGCGTAAATCTGTCGCTAAACCAACCTGGAAAAGTAATCTTACCTATACAGGTAATAGTCAATCAGTAAGTGGAACTTCTTATTGGAATAATTTCAATACCACTTATATGACGATTGGCGGAACTACTTCCGCTACTAATGCAGGAACTTATACAGCTACATTTACTCTAAAGAGCAATTATAGATGGGCTGATAAGACAACCGATAACCTTGATGTAAACTGGATTATTAATAAAGTCGCGGGTAGTTTAACTGTAAATCCAACTTCTGTTGCTCTTGATGGAGATAATTATAGTACTGGCGTTAAAGTTACTATTACTCGTGCGGGAGATGGAGCTATTAGCTATACTCCAACTAGCGTTACCGGTCTTACCCTCTCTTTAAGTGGTAATATTCTTACTATTAAAGGTGATGGCAGTACGGCTATTTCTTCTACTACGATTACTATTAAAGTCGCGGCCGGAACTAACCATACTGCTCCAGGTAACAAGACTGTTACAGTAACAGCAAGCTATTGGGAGTGGGGTTCTGAAACTGCTACTGGTGATGCTAAGTGGTGGGCTGGATTAAAGACCTGGGCAGCTAAGGCCTCTTCCAGCGAAAGAAAGAAATGCGTAGGTAAAAAGAAACTCGTAAGTCTTTCTAGTGCGGTACTTGGCGCTAACGCCGCTACAATGATTTGTATTGGCGCTGATTAGGACGGAACTGGAACATTAACTTTCCAGACTGCGGGAACTTTACCTAATACTACAACATTTGGTAGTAACGCGTTATGGAATGGTTCAACCGCTCAATCCTTGTGCAATGACTTTGGTAATAGATGTAGCGCAACCGCTTCTATTAAATCTGTTACTAAGAAGACAAGCTCTGCTAGTAATGGTAATTAGAATAATACTGCGGATGTTCAAACAACTGCAAAATGTTGGCTACCTTCTGAATGTGAGATGGGATTTACTAGCTCTAACGGCTATGCTAGTTCTTATTAGGAGTGGACTGTTGGAGGAAGTTAGACAGCCTATAGTTACTATACAAGCAACTCTACTAGAGTTAAATACCAGATGAACGCCAATGGTTCGTTGACGAATTCAACGATGCGGTATTGGGAACGGTCCCGTGTCTACAACCGCTCGAACGACGTTTGCGCTGTCACCGGCGATGGATCTGCGACCTACAACTACTACAACTACAGCCACGGGCTGGCGCCGGCTTTCGTCATTGGATAATACAGCAAAATAACAATTCGGGACAGTTAAGATTAAATTATCCAATAAAAAAATTATATATTCAAGTGAGGGAAATTTTAAATGTCTGTAAAAGTAAAGGATAGACACCTATCAAAACAAGACTGTCTTTATAAAGCCCGTGAATTGGTTGGCTACATTTTAGTCTTAACTCGTCCCAGAGAATTTGATAAGGATGGAAAACAAATCTGCAAACCTGGACTGCTTGGAGAGGGTCAACCTCTTCAAGCGTTCGGGTACGATATAATTAAATGCGGAAAGGGTATACACGCTTGCTGCTATGAGGCGTGTAAGATAAACTTAAAAGATAAAGAAACCCTTACAAAGAGAAATGAATATCACAATAAAGCGATTGAATATTGTGATAGTATATTTCGACAAATCGACCTATGTATTTATTAGTATGCTCAAAACAGCAAAAAGAAAAGAAGATCTTTTGAACATCTAGCTAGATTGACTAAGAAAGTAAAAGAATCAATCCAAGATAGAAAAAATAGAGATAAACTTATAGTCGAGCATAGATATTCGGCTCCTAAAACTCATAGGAGAGGTCGATAATATTTTTCTGCGGTTAAGTTCTGTATCTTTCGGTCCCGTAACTACAACAACTCGAACAACGTTTGCAATGTCAACAACGATGGATCTGCGAACAACAACAACTACAACAACAGCAACGGGCTGGCGCCGGATTAGATGGAGCTATCATGTTGCGAGTTAAGCTGCGGAGCAGCGCAAACGAGCAACGCCTAAATAGTACCCCGGAGTATATTATTATCCATCTAATTAAGGTTTACTCTGGATTGCACCCACTATGTGGGGAAGAGATTGAGAGACCGTTAAAGAGCTTTGCTCTACAACTATCGAATAATATACTATAGGTAGATCTGCCTTTTCATCTAAGGAGAACTTAACCATTTCACTGAAAAAGTGGATAAAGTAAGACTGTAGACGTGGAGCTCGAGTAGCTACCACTATAGCTACATGATAAGGAGAAAGTATGTCTGAAATAAACCAAGATACTGCTTTCGAGCGTTTTTGTAGTTTTGACGCTATGTATGATGCGTCTTATAAGGTATGTCGAAACATTCGATGGAAAGATAGTACAATTAATTTTGAAGAGAATAGGATAGAAACAATTTTAAAAACAGAAGCTGATCTGCGAGCGTGTGAATACGAATAGCTTGTGTTTAGTTGTTTTTCGATAATCGAACGAGGCAAACCAAGAGATATAAGAGCGTGTCATATCAACGACAGACTGGTACAAAATGCGTTATGTGAACAAGTTTTATTACCAGAATTAACTCCTAGATTTATCTACGATAATTGTGCGACTTTAAGAGGAAAAGGAATAGACTTTGCTTTAAAAAGAGTAAAGAAACACCTTCAACAAGCTCATAGGGAATATGGATTAGGAAAAGATTTTTATGGATTAAGAATTGATATTCAAAAATATTTTGATTCTATTGACCATAAATCTTTAAAGAAAGCAGCTAAACGTTTGATAAAAGATAAAAGAATTTATCAACTATGCTGTTATTTAATAGATACATTTTCTTTTAAGCTAACAAAAGATTCCTCTCCCATACCAGGAAAAGATTATTATATTAGTAAACGGCACAAATACACGAGAATTAGTACCACTAATTTTAAGCCTGGCCGCAAATACTATGAATATGATAATAAAAGTCTTGGATTAGGAAGTCAAACATCACAATTATTCGCATTGCTAGCATTGAACGAAATTGACCACTTCATCAAAGAAGAGTTACATATTAAGTATTATGGTCGTTATATGGATGATTTATATTTATTCCACAATGACAGTCAATACTTAGCCGAATGTGAAAAGAGAATAGAAGTTCGCTTAAATAAGCAAGGATTAAAGATGAATAAGAAAAAGACTACTATTACTAGAATCTCTCCTATTCACGCGGACGGCAAACGTCACGCTCCATTAAAATACTTAAAGTGGAACTTTTATCTCACAGACACTAATCATATAATACAAATTCCTTTTAAAAAGAAAGTGGCTCATTAGCGCAGAAAGTTAAAGAAAATGCAAGCGCTATGGCTAGAGGGTAAAATTTCAACAGATGAAATTTAGAAATCCTATCAAGGTTGGAGGGCACATATTTCTAAAGGAACTTGTTTTTATATAATTCAAGATATGGACAATTATTTTCGTTCATTATTTAAAGGAGTTGAAATAAAGTAATGTATATTCTATTAAATAGAGAGAATGTAGTAGTTGATATTCTTTCAGAAGCACGTTACATTAAACTGCAATCCTCAAATGGTATTGTCGTTGCCTGCGAGGAAGAAGAGGGAACTGGGGTTATCGGCTCAAATGGAGATACACATTATACTCTAATTAAAGCCGATGTATTAAATCAATCTAATGCTGTAAAAGTATTAGAGATAGAAACAATTCCATCAGATGTTACTCCTAATTATTCAATATATAATCAAGAAGATGGAACATTCACTTCTGATTTAGATTAGGCAAAGTATGACAAACAAGAGGAAAACAAGAAACTATTCGCAGAGTATCTTGCTACCCACCCACTAACTTGGGTTGATGGAAAAGAATATGGAATTACGTAGGAGGACCAATCTGAGATTAGCTTAAATCTCAATCAATATCAAGTCGCTCTCGCGGCTGAAGTAGAAAATCCTACGCTTGAGTGGCACGCTCGACACGAAGAATGTGTGCCATGGAATTTAGAGCAATTATCCGCTCTAAGTTTAGCTATTTCAAATGCGGTATATCCTAAATATCATTTAATGCAAGAATATAAAACTTAGATATTCGAAGCTGATTCAATAGATAAATTAAAAGCTATTGAATTAAACTATGAAGATACCGACAGTGAGTAAAAATATAATTCTATTTGCAGTTGGAGGAACTCTATATTACGGTATAGAGTTCCTCTATAAAACTTTTATCAGCTTTGGAACTTGTCATTGGTCTATGTTCTTATTGGGCGGCTTATGCTTTTTATTAATAGGACTAATGAATGAGAACGCTCTTTGGGAAGAATCTATTCTTACTCAAGGAGTAAAAGGCTCTTTAATCATAACTGCTTTAGAATTAATCTTTGGTCTAGTATTAAATGTAAAACTAGGCTTAGGTATTTGGGATTATTCTCACGTTCCATTGAATTTTATGGGGTAGATTTGTTTACCATTCTCTATCGCCTGGTTCTTTTTAAGCCTTTTGGCAATAGTATTAGACGACTACCTAAGATGGAAATGGTTTGGAGAAGAAAAACCGCATTATCATTTATATAGTAAACCTCCTTGCGAGAAATAAAAAATGGGGAGAACCTTTGAAATTAAGGTTCTCCCCATTTTTTTATTTTACATCAATGATAATAATAGCAATATCATTTGTTGGTTTTTCTTTTGTATAAAAGGTAATTCCAACCCCAACTGATGCATCAGCGTGATCAATTTTACTATACTCTTTAAGATTAGAAGTATAACTAATAATAGGTGGCACATTACCTGCTTTTCCGCAAGTTAAAGAAGTATTGGAATAAGTATATGTATACATATCTTCATTTAATACCCAACCTGATGCAGAAAGAGTTGCTGGATAAGCTGCCGTAGTACTTCCACTAATCTAGTTATCTGTTTCCAATTTGCTATACACATCTAAATTAGTTCTCGCCCCTGCTGCATTAATTGCCCCGGTTCCACCAACTGAAATTGGAAGCGTTCCAAATTGCGGAGCGCCCGCTGTAGCAGCAAATAAAGCGCCAGTTCCTTGCAATCCTGTTACACCATTCTCACTATTTCCGATAACAACCTAACCGGCCGCAATTTCAACCATCTTTACCGCATTAGTTCCATTACCAATTAATAAAGCATTTACAGTTAGACTATTATGTCCAGTTCCGCCCTGAGCTACAGTGGCAGTCATATTTTTAAGAAAAATATCATCAATATCAATCTCAGTAATATCATTCTTTAGAACTTGAGCAGCATAGGCATTTACCTGCAAACGCCCACCTTCTTCATTACTAATATCAATAAAGAGATTTCCTTTATCTTCTGTGAAATAAGCGTATCCTTCATGAAGAGGTACACTATTCAAATTATCTTCTGGTCCTCGAAAAATCTTAAATAAAGCCATTTTAGGCCCTCCTTTATACTCTCTAAATATAAATTAAGGTATTAAATCACTAAAACTTCCCCAAGATAACAACTCTTTTATCTATTCGGCAGAATATGTCTATCTATCTTTATTTGTAATAGCTCCACCGATTAAAGTGTTGATATAATGAACGCTATAAGTTTTATTTGTTACCTCTCCACCATCTTCATTATTATAATCATTATCAATAAGGTTAGCAATACCTCCGGTTAGTTGAACTCTTCCCCATACTCCATCGGCTGCTTTATAATACCAATAAGAAGTTTCCTAATTAGTCTCATATTCAACCCAAGTAATAGAGAAAATATCCTCTGCGCTGATTTCTCCATCGTAATTTTCTTCGATGTAATTTACGCCATTCTATAAAGAATCCTTAATTGTTTCAGTTTCGTTAATAGTGTAACTTTTAACTATTTTAAGAGCTTCTCCAACAGGACCTTTTAAGTTTCCTTTATTCTTAACCCATGTTCCATTAGAGCTTAATGAATAAATATCTCCTGTATCAGTATTTAAATACAAATCTCCTGTTTTAGCTCCATCAACAGTAACATTTAAAGATGTATCAGAAACAGCTAATCCAGCAAATAATTTAGATCCTCTTGGAATCTAGAAATCAAGATTTACTGTATCAGAAGAAATAATCTTACTAGAGACAGATCCCTCTTCATCAATTCCTATAAAATCAAAAGAAACTCCATATTTAACCGCGGATGGAAGCCCAAAGACAAGTTTCCAAGCGGTTTCTTCCGTATTAGTAAATTCTCTTACTACAGTAGGTGCAGTTGGTTCATACCCGCTACCGCCATTTGTGTAAGGATCTAATTTTGTTACTTCTATTTCAGGCAATGGAGACTAAATACAAGCAACATATTGGAAAGTGCAAGTTGTACCCGACTTCTTTGTTACCTTGTAAATAAAACCGGTCGGTGCATTAATATAATAATCACCAATATTATAATCTGCAAAAGTCTCATTCGTTTCTTCATAAATTCCAACAGTTCTTTCTCCTAATAGTTCACCATAATAAAACTTAATAGATTCTGGTAAACTAAATTTTAATACCGGAGAATTAATATTAGTATTATCTATCTAAACTGATGGGTTTTCCTCTGGACCTACAATAATAGTCTCTGGATTTCCCATTACCTAGCTTTGAGGTAAAAAGAAATTAATAACTGGATTATTTATATCATCAAAATTTATCTCAAAATATGGTGTTTCATTAGAATCAAGAACTGTTGTAGTTCCTTCCTATAATGATTGAGATACAGGTAATTGGAATTTAATTGCCGGTCTATTTATAGAATAAGAACCAGACGTTTCTAAGGATACTGTAGGTTCCTCTCCAACATTTAATAATTCAACTAGCGCCGTTTCAATAACTTGTGATTGTGGCAAAGATAATTTTAAACTTGGATTATTTATATCTGTTGTATCTAATTTCACACTAGGATTTTTATTGCAATCTAGAACGGTTGTTTCACCTAATTGAATATTTTGACTCTAAGGTAACTAAAAAGTTAGCCACAATCTATCTAAATCTGTATTATCCCAAACTACATTTGGATCTTTATCGGCATCAAGAACTTCCGTATCATGTAGGCTAATTCTTGGTGTATTTCCTGTCATGGAAGCCTGCATCTCATAGCTTAGGCCGCCCGCAGACCCACTTCCATCTTTATCATTAAAAACTTTTTTCCAAAGGGTAGAGTTATAACTTTTACCATAATTCTATAAATCTTCATTCTTATAAATATCGTAATTTGCATCACTTGGCAAACCATACGATACAATAACGAAATCTCCGGGGAAAATAGAAGATGTCCAACTCTTTGTTAAATCTCTATCCATCTAATATTTACTAGTAAAGATTTGCTTAATTTCAAAATCTATACCTTTAGGTCCTCCATAGAAACTCTCCATAGTTTGACACCTCCTTATACATAAATAAAGTCAATAATGACATTATATAAATCCTAATAATTTTCTGGAGCATCAACATTATCAGGATTTGGTAATACATAAATGCCATTTACCCCCTGATTATATAAGCTTAATGCTGTCTAATAAGCTTCTATATAAGCAGTCTAAATATTATTATATGCGTCCCAATAAGCCTTATATCCTTCTGGATCGGTATCTTGATCTGGCATATCTGGATTTTCTTTATAAAATCTCTCCAAATCTTCACTTCTTTTTTTGTCTGCGGCTTGCATTCCCGCAGTTCCTTGTTCAATAGCCTACTGAGATGCTTCTTCGTCTTTTTCATACTTTCTAGGTCTAATAAAATACATATTAGTAATAGCTATGTCATCATCTAGTTCATATATTCCAGTTCTACCAACCATAATAGTTTTTGATTCATTCATAACTATCTTGGTCCCAGCAGGAGCCTATACTCCAACTTTATTAAATTGAGAGGCCCCCACTTGGACAACAATATCACTGAATATATTCTACCCACTAGAAACATAACTACCACTGTTGTTATCTATTACATTATAATATATTTGACCAACAGTTGGCATTATCTCCTACTCCTCCTTATACTCTTGTTAATACTTCCGTGGCTGTAATACTCATAGTTCCATTATATGAAAGAGGTAAAGTGAATTGAGTTATCTAATAATTTCCACTAAGTCCACTGTCTTTATCTTCAACATAAAGAATATTATTTGGTTCCATATAATATTTTGGTAAACAAGTAATGGATATAGTTGTATTATAATTTAAATTCTAATACAACATTTCTCTAATTTTATCAAAACAACTCGCATTTGTGGAGCTTATTGAAAATAAATTATAATACTCAGAAGTAAGAACAAAAAATCTCTAACCAATTCCTCTATATTCTGCTATCAAATCCTGGTCTAATCCTTCAATAAATATAATATCAGGAGCTTCTATATTATATACGGAAGTTATATCAGAACTATTAATTACTTTAGTCCTTCTACCTATCTCATTTATTGAATATTTTCCAATTTCTGAACCGGTATCTATAAAATCTAGCCAATAGTTTAGATTTCCTGGATTATTAAATACATCTGGATTCCAATGATTATATTCATCCCATTTCCCATTTAGTGGATTATATAAATTGCGCCATTCGGCGATTAATTCAGAGTCATAATAATTATCATATACACTATTTGTTACTTGTGCGTTTAATGCTTTACGATATAATTCCTCTCTCCACTCATTGCACGGAGATCCAACTAATTCTACTTCATATCCTGATATTGAATAATCAGAAGATATATTATTAAAATCATATCTTATAATTAATCCCGTCTCTTTATCACGCACAGCCCACATATAATATCCTGCTAAGTCAATTATTGGTTTAGTATCAATAGCAAGATGATACCTAATATCAACTTCTATTCCAGATGTAGTGGTTCTCTTTCCCCAAACATAAAAATCATTTTTTATATTATCAAACTTTGGACTGCGGGTTATGGCTGTAGTAGTATCAAGATCGGTTAAAGAGTATAAAAACTTAGCATTATTATAGCTCTTTACATAATTTTCTGGAGATAACTCTGTTAAAGGACTTCCAGTATTAAGATAATTCTTTATCTCCTAAAAGATAAAGCGACCATCTATATCATAAAAATACTCAAAATTTCCAAGAACTTCAACTATTTTATCTAATAGAGTAGTTACAGTATCTCCAGCATCTAAAATTAATTCTCCCGGATAAGTAAATTCAGTTTCTCTATATCCAGCATCCTATCCATAACTTATCATATGAGGAAAATCAGCGCTTGGAGAAAAGTCCATACTTTCATAATTATTGCTAAAATATATGGGTTTATCTCCTATATATTTAACTAACATCTTACAAGTTTCTTCTATGTCAGCAATAATAATATTTGTTATAGCTTCTCCGCCCCAATGGTTGACTGCTTCATATATAATTTGAAAGATAGTTGGATATACAATTTCTATATCTCCATCTTTTTTCTATATATAACTTTCATGAAAGGTTATAGAGCCTGGAAACGTCCCTCCTGCGGTTCCATCAAGTAAACACATTTTATCTTTTCCACTTATAGAGATTGTCCATCCAGAAGTGGATCTTGCTACCGATGCGTTAGATAAAACAAATAATCCACAAGGAAACCAAATTATATCTCCATATCTTGCATAAGACTTTAACGGATTATTATATCCAACAAAAACTTTAACCTTCTTGTTTATTGAAATCTCATTATCTATATTTTCAATATCGCTATTATTCTCATTAGCCAACATAGTTAGGTTAATTGTTCTACGAACAGAGGACGATCCATTAACACTTAAACTACCAGCAGTTATGTTGCCCTATATTTCTCTAATAGGTTTTTCATCAAAAGAAAGTAAAATAATTTTTGCGTAATGAGTTTTAATATTTAATTTATCAAGAGCTATAAGGAAATCCATATCATTTAAATAATCAAACATAATACTATTCCACCTTCATGCGCATTTGATTTGTTAAACATTTATAATTTATTACACAAAACTAAGCACTTTCTAAAGCTATATATTTAACCATATTATCTAATGGATTAAGAGTATACCTTCCAGTTGAGCCAATCTTTATAATAGACGGATTACTTCCATCTGGACTAGAACTAATTAAAAGGGTAGTTCCTTCATCTGCCTCAATGTCAAGTAAAACAATATCACTAAAAGTATAATAAATCTTGCCATCTGTCAACTATCCATCATCATTTAATTCAAAATGAGTATTGTATATAAGCTCAACTTGTTTCTATGTCTCTTCTTTTATTATCTCGTAAATATTAATGGTTTTATATAGATTAAAGGTTGTATTATCAACAATAGTATCTCCCTATTTATCCTTAACTAAAAACTTTTCCATATTTGGTGGAACATTACTAAATATACGATAAGTTTCACTGTTTCTATAATCGTAATCATAGAATTTTAAAACTCCATCTGTACCAGTAAAAATTCCAGAAATCTATCCCCAAATGCGAGAAGCATCAATAGCAGAAACGACTCCAACAGAAACGTCCTCAACCTAATTCAACTAGCAAACATAATTTACAATAATAGGAACGCTAGATGCGGACAAAGATAAAGAATTTACATTTTCATTTAAATGATAAACTCTATTTGGAGCAACTAAAATTCTTGAACCATTAACATTAATTTCGATAGTCGCGGATTCAGGGCCATCAAGAGCGAGAATCAAATCTTTACATTCCTAAATCTGTCTATCATATTCAGAAGTATCCTCGTCATCTCCTGCGGCTTCAGATTTAAGAGCTTCTAATTCTAGTAATCGTGCAGTCAAATCTATTTTTGGATATTGCTCAATCTAAATATCTGTAACTTGAATTAAATTAAGTTTATATCCTCCGCCTATACTAACTTCTTCCTGCTCTCTTATCTTCGCATATAAATCTATATTTCTACCATAAATTCCACTTAACTATCCGAAAGAATTTATTCTATCTTCACTAGCCAAACTTTCAAATTTACCAATATTTATTATATTAACTT